AGAAGACCAATTTGATCACACACTTATTGTGGCACAAGATGATCCACAAATGGAAACATTTAAATTGCTACAAGAGCGGAACATGGCCAAGATTGTTGTACTGCCCAAGCTAGGCTGTGAAGGCCTTTCAGACATGCTGTACAAGTATGTTAACGGTGTTTACATTCCAGAAATGTGGGGACAAGGCGAAGCAGAACGTTTGTGGTGTTATCGCGTAGAAGTACGTGAAACGCAAGCAAACATGGCTTTCCGCGAAGGCCATAGAGAATGGAATGAGGATTTATTTGAATGAATAGCTTAGAAAAAATCTGGGCTAGAGCAACAGGTCATCTAATGGGAAATACAGATGATGACCGCCCAGATGTTCCTATACTTACACTACGTGAAGCAAGGATTTCCTTATTTTTAAAAACTTTTTGGGTAGTAATTCACGTAGTTACTTGCTTTTTTATTATAGCAAATACTATCAGACATTGGTAATGTAAAGTTTGTATAATTGTTAAAAATAGATGACAACCACTAATAAACCTAGTATCAGTATACTCCTGCCCAGTCGTGGGAGGACCAAGATGTTAGACGAAAGTTTAGCCAGCTTGATCGAGCATGCAGACAATCCCAGCAAGATTGAATTTTTGCTAGCGTTTGACAATGATGACAAATCTTCTAGTAAGGGTTGGGATACAACCATTTGCAGTCAAGAAAATAGATTTTGCATTCAAGCATTTGATACACATAATAAACATCCGTATAGCATATTTCCCATTGTTCCCAGAGCTTGGTTTGATCAACTAGGGCACCTAAGTCAACACCCACTTAACGATGCTTATATTAGTCAAATTGCATGGTTACTTGATATCATGGTACGTATTCCTATTAGAGTAGAGCATCGTAGATTTGATCTTACCGGTGAAAATCATGACATGACGTTTGCCCAGAGAAATTTAAATTTACTCGAAGGCAATCCCAAAAATCCTCAAGATTTCAATTACTTAAAACAGAGAGAAATAAGAATACAAGTTGCACATAAAATAGCAACATACTTGGCTGGGTTAGGTTATGACATGACACATTGGAACGAAGCGGCAACAAAAAAACGTGACCCGTGGGCGAATATGTTAGCAGCCGATGTTAACAAACAAATGGTACAATTACCAACTCAATAAGGAGATAACATGAGTGATATTTTTAGTGATCAAAAGAAATTTATGAGAGCATGTGGGCAAACCACAGATCAAATTAATCAGTCTCAGTTTAAACTGTATAGTGATTTGATCAACGAAGAAGTTGGAGAGTTACAAGAAGCATCTGAATCACAAGATCGTGTGGAGCAATTAGATGCACTGATCGACATCCTTGTTGTCACAACTGGTGCATTGCACAGTTTGGGTGTCAATCCCGAAGGTGCCTGGAAAGAAGTCATGCGTAGTAACTTTGATAAAATTGACTCTATTACAGGCCGTGTTAAAAAACGCGAAGATGGCAAGGTTCTTAAACCTGAAAACTGGGAGCCACCACGTTTGGCTAAATTTGTACGTTCAGAATAATTTGACTTTTGTCACAACTGCCTATATAATAAACTATGGAAAAAATACATTACACAGAAATCTTTTACAGCCTCCAAGGTGAGGGTCGTTGGGCAGGTGTGCCATCGGTGTTCTTTCGTACATACGGCTGTAACTTTCGTTGCAAAAAATTCGGACGTGATCGCAACGAGACAATTGATGGCCCGAATCCCGAAGTTGCCGAGGTCATTAAGAACATCAAACTGTATCCCAAGTTTGAAGACTTGCCATTGGTAAAAACTGGCTGTGACAGTTATGCAAGTATCTATCCCGAGTTCAAGCACTTTTCAGAAGTTGAGACCCCGGAAGAGATTACTGAACGCATTTTAAAATTAATTCCAAACAACAAGTGGAGCATGGATCCCATTAGTGATGATGTTCACTTGGTAATCACTGGCGGTGAACCACTGTTGGCATATCAACAACTGTATCCCGAACTGATTGAAATTAATCGTGCACAAGGATTGCGTAATCTAACATTTGAAACTAACGGCAGTCAAGAATTGTATCCTGAAGTATGGGAATACTTGCAACAAGACTTTACAAATCATGGACGACACCGTGATCGACTGACATTCTCTGTTAGTCCCAAATTACCTGGGTCCGGTGAGAAGTGGGACAATGCTATTCGTCCCGATATCATCAAGAGCTTTGATGATATTGGCATGACGTATTTAAAATTTGTTATTTCAACAGAGCAAGATTTAGAAGATGTTGATCGTGCTGTGTTTAAATATCGCGAAGCTGGATTCACTGGCCCTGTTTACTTGATGCCTGTGGGCGGAGTTGCAGATGTTTATAATCTCAACACACAAGACGTTGCCAACATGGCCATGCGGCGTGGATATCGATATAGTCCTAGGTTGCAAGTGGACTTGTGGCGCAACGCCTGGGGTACGTGATGTTTGATAAATTAAAAAACGTATTTGCAAAAAAACCTGAAGTCAAAGAGGTGCCAGTTGCTAAAGAGCCCAAGCCTCCCAAGAAGACAGTCAAAGAAATTGCCACCGAAGCAAAAGAACCCTATGTGGCTATTCTTAGCATGGAGGTGGATCCTAACAATTTACACCAAGGCAGTTTTGAACTAGACTGGAACGAAATCTTTGTTGCACGACTGGTCAAGGCAGGCTACATGATGAAAAAAGAAGACACTGATGCAGAGATTGTGGATCGCTGGTTTCAAAATGTTTGTCGACATGTTGTTATGGAAACATGGGAACAAGAGGAAGCCATGAACCCCACTCGCAGAGCTAATGTAAAAGACCTTGGCAATGGCAGGAAAGAAGTATCGTGATTTTCAATCACATTAAAAAACTCAAATCTGAAGGTAAACGTATTGGTATTACGTTTAGTACATTTGACATGCTTCACGCTGGCCATGTTGCGATGCTGAGTGAGGCCAAAAACCATTGCGATTATTTGATTTGCGGATTACAAACAGACCCCACAATTGACCGATCTGACACTAAGAATCATCCCATTCAAAGCATTGTAGAACGTCAAATCCAACTTGCGGCATGTCGTTATGTTGACGAAGTTGTTGTGTATCAAACCGAACAAGACTTAGTTGACTTGTTGCTTATTTTACCATTGGATGTTCGCATTCTAGGTATAGAATATGCTGAAAAAGAGTTTAGTGGAAAATGGGAAGGTCATCAACGTGGCATTGAGATTGTGTTCAATAAACGTGATCATTCTTTCTCAAGTTCAAGCCTACGCAAACGTGTAGCGGAAGCAGAAACACTAAAAGCACTAGCACAAAGATGATTCTTTATGTGAACGGAGATAGCCATGCCGCCGCTGCCGAAGCAGTTGTTCCGCATGCCTGGGCCGAAGATGATGAATTTTTTTGGGGACTAGGTCGCAGACCGCATCCTGAAAACGAACGTGCTAGTTTTGGTTGTGAATTAGCCAACCACTTGTATGCTATTTTACAATGCGATGCGCAAGCTGGTGGTAGTAATGCCCGAATCATGCGTACCACAAGAGAATGGTTGTACAACCAAAATAACATGGATAATGTTTTTGTTGTTATACAGTGGTCGACTTGGGAACGTGAAGAGTGGTTACATAAGAATGAATGGTGGCAAGTCAATGCCAGTGGTATAGACCATGTTCCAGATGAGTTAGTAGAACGCTATAAGAAATTCATAGTAGATGTAGATTGGCGTGCGGCTCAAGCTCGGGCGCATGAAGAAATTTGGCAGTTCCATCAAGAGCTTAAACTTAACAAGGTGAGACATGTGATGTTTAATGGTAATAATGATTTTAATGGATTACCACAACATAACTGGGACACCAACTATATTGGGCCTTATGACCCAGAACAAACCTATAATTCTGTACTGAGATCCTGCGGTTTTAAAACGGTTAGCCCAGAATCATGGCATTTTGGTGCGGATGCCCATTGCTTTTGGGGCAATTATCTGTTACAATACATGAACAAACACAATCTATTGCCCAAATGAAATACGTACTAATTGATACTTCCAACATGTTTTTCCGTGCCCGGCATGTGGCTTTTCGTGCCAGTGACCCTTGGGAAAAAGTCGGTTACGCCCTGCACATCACGTTAAGCTCAATCAACAAAGTGGTACGACAGTTCAATGCTGATCATGTAATTTTCGCACTGGAAGGTCGTAGCTGGCGCAAAGATCATTACAAGCCCTACAAGGCAAATCGTGCAGTTGCTAGACAAGCAATGTCTGCTCAAGAGCAAGAAGAGGACAAACTGTTCTGGGAGACGTATGACAGCTTCACTAAATATTTGAGCGAGCAAACAAATTGCAGTGTGATCCGACATGAACGTGCCGAAGCAGATGATGTTATTGCTCGCTGGATCGCATTACACCCCCAAGACCACCATACAGTAATTTCAAGTGACACAGATTTTGTGCAGTTACTGGCCAATAACGTGGACCAATATAATGGCATTACAGATGAACATCATACGCTACAAGGCATCTTTGACACCAAGGGCAAACATGTCGTTGATAAAAAAACTAAACAACCAAAAATCACACCGGACCCCGAATGGTTACTATTTGAAAAGTGCATGCGTGGTGACACCTCAGACAACATCTTTAGTGCTTATCCGGGAGTACGTACTAAAGGCACAAAGAATAAAGTTGGTCTCCAGGAAGCCTATGCCGACAGACACAGCAGGGGATACAATTGGAACAACATGATGTTGCAGAAGTGGGTTGACCACAACGGCGAAGAACATCGTGTGTTAGATGACTATGAACGCAATCGTGCACTAGTTGACTTAACTGCGCAACCGCAAGAGATCAAAGACCTTGTGGATGGTGCTATACATGAACAAATTTCTCACAAGGACATTGGGCAAGTGGGAATTCGCTTTATGAAATTTTGTGGCCGGTTTGAACTTACCCGTGCAAGTGAACAAGC